TTACAAGCACACAGCCTCAACCCATGCTGCCGCCTCGTTAAACTTAGCGTCAAAAAGTCTAATCTGTTCAACCTGGTTTTCCGCCCAGCTCTGTCGATCCCTGAGAATAACCACTTGGTCATGGTGCTCAAGATCACCAAGAGGAACACTTAACCACAAGCTATTTTGTATCAGCACGTTGGCATCCTCTATGTCACCAATTCTGTAATTTTCAGGGAGATTATCAGCCACAGGCTGAAACCCTGACACCTGGGTGTTTAGCACAGCAACCAAGTCATCTCGCACTGCAGTAACCACACGATCATGCATGGTTTGGTCTGCCTGATTCATAGCCCTGTCGTGCAGTGGCAAATCCCTAGCAATCTCAGCAGGAGTGCGCCGCCGACGAGCGGTATCAAAACCATTAAAAACCCAGCCTGCGAAGACTGGCTTCCCTAGCTGATCAAAATCAGAGAAATGGGGATTTCCTGCCTTAAATCGATTCAAACCAACATTCCAATCCGAAATAAAGGACGGAACCATTTGACCAATCAATCCAACACAATAGACACTGAAGTTATCAGAGGTACAGGGAACTATATAATAATCCGAAGAATAAAAAGCCGCTCTCACCAACGCACCAAAAGAAGGTGGCAGATCAACCAAGACATAATCATAATCATATCCAGCCTTAGTTTGAGCAGATTCCACGATCCTTCTCAACGCGACGTAACGGCTTAAACCACTACCCATAAGCAGGTCGTTACCAACATTGAGAGAATCAGCATAAATATTAAGCCAAAAATCTCCGGCAATCAGATCGACCTGTTGACTTGTAAACTGGCCGCGATGTAGAAACACCTCCTCACCTCCTGTACTTTGGAGAAAGCGCTGAAGGAATGACCTAACCGTAGTGCCATATGGAGAATTCTGATCTGGGAGCGTTTGAACAAATCTTGTTTCACCAAGCACCGCTATTGACAAATTGCATTGCGGGTCGAAGTCGATGAGCAGCACGCGATGTCCTCTCTGCCCGAGAGAGTGTGCCAAATTCCAGCAGATCGTAGACTTCCCTACTCCCCCCTTGTTGTTGAAAATCGAAATGATCTTAGCCATTGCACTCCTCCAAAAAGTTCGTAAATTTACGTAACGATCATAGTGCAACCAAAGCTGGCTCGTACGCTAGGCGTAGCACCAAGCTTTCGTTTCCAAATGCCAAGTAATTAGCTCCACACGAAGCGGGGAGGCGCGGCGGGGGCGATGTGGCGCGCCGCGAGGGCTGGAAGCACCCTTTTGGGGCCAAAAATGCCTCTTTTTTAGGCAGTCCGGCGGGTCGGCCGAGCGGCGGGGGTGCCCCGGCGGGGTCGCGGCGGGGGTCAGGCGGGCCGCAGGTGGGCCCGAGCTCATCGGCTGAGGGGTAGAGAGGGTCAAAACAAAGGGCGCCCGTGGCGCCCTCTGGTGCGGTCAGCCGGTCCCGCCGGCCTGCGTCACGCGGGCTTGCCGTCGTCCAGCAGATACGGGCCGAACCGCACCACCTCCTCACCGGCCCACTCGTTCATCTGACGGAACCGCCCCTGCAGCGGGAGAACCTCATTGCGGATGAACACCCGCAGCGCGTCGTTGGGATTGCCAAAGCCGCCAGTGCTGTTCGGAATGATCCCCAGCAGGCCAGGCGGCACGCGGTGCGCTGCCAGCACGTCTTCACGGCTGGCACTCTTGATCGCGGTGAAATCGTCCTTGGCTGCAATCTCGCTCACCGGAATGAGCTTCAGCCCATCGGGCTTGCCATTGGGTGCGTGCACGAACAGGTTCCGGAAGTTGCCCGGGCCCTTCGACCGGCGGAGCTGGTCACGCAGCGTGTCGACATCGCTCGCTCCCACTGCAGCATCGGACAGGTACATGATGAAGCCCGCGTGGCTGCCGTTGTCGTAGTAGCGGCGGCGGAACATGGTGGCCGACTTGTTGAGCAGCGCGGCCTGCAGCGCACTCAGATACTCCGGCAGCCCGTAGACCTCCTGATTGATGTCGGCCTCGCGCAGGTGAAAGATGCTGCCCTGCGCGAACTCGTGCGCCTGTTGCCAGCCCTGCACGAAGAAATACCGCCCATCCTTGCCGCGCCGAGTGAATCGAGCCAGCGAATGCTGATAGCCCATCGGACGGCCGGTGATGGCGCGCCGGTCTTCGGCGTAGCAGTTCCCGAACACCAGGAAGTCCAACACCATGGCCTCGAATGTCGCGTGCGTCAGCAGCGGGTGCGGCTCGAACATCGCCGCGAGAATGTTGCGCTTGAGATAAATGGCCGAGCTGTGGTGCGGAGAGGCCCGGAACGCGCTGGCCAGGCCATCTAGGGGCATGGGCGGCTCGTAAAACCGGCCGTTGAACGCTGTCTCGACATAGTCGAGCAGACTGGCACGGTCGACCACCTCGGGCTCGCCAAAGGTGAACATCTCGACGCCTTCGCTCGGGGCGATGGATGCCTGCACTGCTGTGGGCGCCGGCTGGGCCTGATGGGCGCGGTGGCGCATCTTCATTCGTAAATCTCCACGGAAGAATTGGAGCCGAGGACATCCCCGGCCAGTGTTTCGTTGTCGAGTGCGTGCATGACGGCCCAGGCGAGATCCGCGTGTCCCACGTCGTCACTGCGACCAGCGTGGTAGGTCACGTGCCGCTGGCTGGGTGTCAGCACACGCTTGATGGCCATGAACGCTGCAGCCACGTCGGTGCAGTCGGCATCCATCTGCAGGCGGCCTTTGCTGATGACGTGTTTCGCCTTGAGCACCAGGCGTGACTTGACAGCCAGGTCGTACTGGTAGGCCCGGGCTTGGGGAAAGAACTTCAGCACGAGCTGATAGACGCCCTGCCCCATGCCTGTGGTGTCGATGCCCATGTAGGCCACGTTGTATTGCTTGGTGATCGACTCGATGTACTTGGCCTGGGCCTCGTAATCCGCGCCCCGGAACTGTTGGCGGTGCAGCAGTCGGAACTTGCCGCCCGGTACACGCGGGGGCGCAATGACCGCCAGTGCGGCCGAGTCGCCGGTGTGCGCCGGGTCGTAGCCCACCCAGACGGGTGCATGGGCAAAGGGGCGCTGCGCAAGCGCCTTGAAGTCGTCGGCCCACTCGGTCCACGAGTCGACCATGCACGACTGCATGAGGGCCAGCGGAAACATCGACTGGCTGTCGTCGATGAACTCGCACATGAACAGGTTGGAAAACTCGTCCTCGGAGTACTCGCTGCGCAGCTCATCGATGTCGAACAGGTTGCAGCCCATGCGGACCGCATCCTCCACTGTCACGATGTGGCGGAAGCGGCGATCCGCGCAGCGAATGCCATCGGCCAGTGCGCGGTGACTGAGGTCGAGCTGTAGGTGCTTGGTCTTGTCGCGCCGCTTGTTGAGATCCTCGCCTGTCCAGAACGGATATGCCTCGTGCGACTTGGCCGACGGAGTCGAGAAATAGGTCTTGCGCCAATGCTTATGCGTGGCCATAGCGCTGGCCACCTTGTTCAACTCCTTGAAGCCGCCGGCCCAGAAAAACTCGTCGAAATAGAAGTCGCCGCTGCGGCCCTGCGCGGTCTTCGCATTGGTACCGAGGAAGTGCAGCTCAGCGTTGTTCCACAGCACGATGGGATCGCCGCCGAGGTCGACGTCAACCTCACGCGCGAAGGCGATCATGTAGTTCTTGAACTGGTGGGCCTGGGCCTTCGAAGCCGACAGGAAAATCTGGTTGCGGCCTTCGGTGACGGCACGCACCAAAGCCTCGCGCGCAAAGTAGTAGGTCGCGCCGATCTGCCGCGACTTGAGCAGGATGCGCGTGCGCTCTTTCTGCGCTTCGAACCACCGGTTGCCGTACGCGAAATTGCCCTCGTGGAACAGCTCGACCAAGCGCTCAACCTGCGCCTCGCTGAACTGGTTGCGCTTGGGCCGTTTCTTCGGCCCGGCGTTGCGCGCGGCGATAGCCGGATTGAGGTCACCTTCCTTGCCGGTTTCCTTGTATTTCTCGACTCGCGCCGTGCGCTCAAGCTGCCGGCCCAGCAGGTCGATTTCCTTGAAGTCACCGCCGGTCTTGGTGTCCTTCATGATCAACTGGACCATGCGGAATTCAAGCGCGCCGTTCACTCGCTCCAGCGGCGTGAACTTGTCCCAGTTCTCAGCGTCTTTCCAGCCGTAAACCGTTGTCGGTGGCAGGCCCAATTTCTCGGCAATGAGCTTGATCCGCCACCCCTGCCAGTACAGGAAGCGTGCAGCGGTTCGGGGTTGCGCTTCAGGCGTCGGCGTGGCAATCTGAGCGCCCGCTGCCGGCGGTTCTTCGACGGCACACACGGGCCCCTCGTCCTCCCACGGGTCCACGGGCTCTCTCTTGGAAACAGGGGCAACGCTGCCCCCTGCGGCTTTCTTCTTTGGCATGCCGTCAAGGTTGCCGACGCGCCCCCCTTATCGCCAGCACTCGCATCCGTGCCCGTCACCGCCACACAGTGCGCGGCTTGAGCGCGCGCGGGGCCCGGATCAACATGGGAACACACGCACCAACCACCCTTTGCGTCCCTGTTAACTCCCAGCGAGGCACATCCACCCATGGCCAAGAAATCCCAGTTTTTCCGCGTCGCCGTCGAAGGCGCAACCAGCGACGGTCGCACCATCGAGCGCGTTTGGTTGACCCAGATCGCCAAGCACTATGACCCCAAGAAATACGGTGCGCGCGTCAACATGGAACACATTCGCGGCTTCAGCCCGAGTGGCGATTTCAAGGCCTACGGCGATGTGCTGGCAGTGAAGACCGAAGAGGTCGAAATCGGTGGCACGAAAAAGCTGGCCCTGCTGGCTCAGATCGAGCCCACCGATGAACTCGTCGAGCTGGTCAAGAAAAAACAGAAGCTCTATACCTCTATCGAAGTTCGCCCGAGTTTCGCAGACTCGAACGAGGCGTATCTCACCGGTCTGGCCGTGACGGACAACCCGGCCAGTCTGGGCACCGAGATGCTGGCTTTCGCGGCCACGCAAGCGGTCAACCCGTTTGCCGCACGCAAGACCAACGAAGGCGACCTGTTCGCCGCTGCAGAAGAAGTCGTCTTCGAATTCTCCGACGATGAAGCTGCAGCCAACGGCATGGCCGCTCGGTTCAAGTCGGCGCTGGACGGTGCAGTCGCCTTGTTCACCGGCAAGTCGACGACCGACGACACGCGCTTTTCTGCCGTGGCCGATGCCCTGAAACAGGTGGGCGCGCATTTCTCGACCCACGTCACCGCCGCTGAAAAGCACCAGGCCGACACCGACCGGGCCATTGCCGATCTGCGCAACGAATTCAAAGCGCTCAAGACGCAGCACGACAAGTACGACAGCACGCCGAACTACACGCAGCGCCCCCCGGCAACTGGCGGCGATGGCGCTGCACAGACCGACTTCTAAGCCGGCCGCATTCGCGCCGAGCCATATCCCCGAATCACAGCAGGAAATCCGATCATGAAGACCGAAAGCCGCCGAATCTACAACGCGTATCTGGGCCGCGTGGCCAGCCTCAACGCCGTTGGGAGCACCGACGTGGACAAGACGTTCAACGTCGTGCCCAGCGTGCAGCAGAAGCTCGAAAACAAAATGCAGGAGTCGAGCGACTTCCTCAAGCGCATCAACCTCGTGCCGGTCGACGAAAAGTCCGGCGCAAAGCTGGGCCTCGGCCTCTCCGGCCCGAGTGCCGGCCGCACCAACACCGCGAACAAGGAACGTCAGACGCGCGACCTCACGACCTTGAGCGAGATCGGTTACCAGTGCGTCCAGACCAACTATGACACCCACCTGGGTTACGAAAAAATCGACGCCTGGGCCAAGTTCCCCGATTTCCAAAACCGCGTGGCCATGCAACTGGTCATCCGCCAGGCGCTTGACCGGATCTGCATCGGTTTCAATGGACTCAGTGCTGCGGCCGATACGGACATCGCTGCCAATCCGCTGCTGCAGGACGTGAACAAAGGCTGGCTGCAGCACCTGCGCGAAGATGCGCCCGGTCGTGTTCTCGCCTCGGGCGATGTCGAGGCAGGCAAGGTCGTGATCGGTGTGGACGGCGACTACAAGAACATCGACGCGGCCGTGTTCGACGCCATCCAGTTGCTCGATCCCTGGCATCGCCAGAATCCCAACCTCGTGGCCATCCTGGGCAGTGCGTTGATGCACGACAAGTACTTCCCTCTGGTCAACGTGACCCAGGCCCCGTCCGAGACGCTGGCTTCGCAAGTGGTGATCAGCCAGAAGCGTGTGGGCGGGCTGCAGGCTGTGACAGTGCCGTTCTTCCCCGCCAATGCCGTGCTGGTCACGACGTTCGACAACCTGTCGGTTTACTGGCAGTCCGGCGCACGCCGCCGTCACATCATCGAGAACCCCCGCCGCAACCGTGTGGAGAACTTCGAGTCCAGCAACGACGCGTTCGTGCTCGAGGACAACGGTCTGGCCGCGCTGGTCGAAAACATCGAGATTGCCGAGTAACCGCCGCATCCCGGCCGCCACGCGGCCGGGCCCATCGGTCCAACCTATCCCGCACGACCATGCCTTTATCCCCTGCTCAGCGTCACTACGCCCGCGTCATGGCCGAACAGGCCCAAGCGGCCTCGCCCTTCGGAAAGCAAGTTCAAGGCGACGCCTACCAGCTCATGCTGGCCAAGTTGGCTTTTGACCAACGTCGCCTCAAAGAAATTCAAGGCATCTTGCTCAAGGCCAGCGTGAAAGCGGAGATCCTGCCGGACTACTTCGACTGGATCACGAGTGCTGTGCAGAAGGGCAACGGGGCCGAAGACAAGGTCGTGACCACCACCATGGTGTGGGCCGTCGACGCAGGAGCCTATGCGCTGGCCCTGGAAATGGCCACCTACGTGCTGCAGTACAAGCTGCGCCTGCCGGACCGCTATGAACGCAGTACAGCGACCACGGTCATCGAAGAATTTGCGGACGCCTATCTCAATGGCCGCTGGACGCCGCTGAAGGTCGGGAAGTCGGAAACGGGCCAGCCGGCCCTGGTACCCGATCCGGATTGCCCGGCCGTGCAGATCCTGCAGGGCGTGCAGGCGATCACGGCAGCCGAAGATGCGCATGACCAGCCGCGCGCCAAGTTGCACAAGGCCATCGCCTATGCGCTGCTGGGCAAGGTGCAGACCGCCGAGTCGCCGGATCTCGAAGTCCTGCCGGCCACCGTGCTCAATCAGGCGCTGGCACTGCTGCAGTCGGCGCTGAGCTACGACGCACAGTCCGGCGTGAAGAAAGACATCGAGCGCATCGAGCGCAAGCTCGCCGCCGCCAGTGCCGGCAAGGTCACTCTACCCGACGCCGACGCCCAACCGGCCGCTGCGGCAGCGCCCGTCGCCGACACAGCCGCGGCTGCTGCTGAATCCACACCCAAGGCGGATGTGGTCAATAACAAAACGGCTGCCAAAAAGACGGCAACCGCCACCCCCAAAGCCGCTACCGCGCGCGCGAAACCGGGCCGCAAGCCCGCTGCCGCGAAGTAGCCCAACCGAGCACCCCCGGTGCCGGGCGGCTCGCCGTGCCGCGTGAAAGGTTAGGTCCTCACCACAACGCACGGCGACCACCGCCCCCCTATTCCTCCCACCCGACGCCCGACCATGTCATTGATCGCAAACGGCCCGCCCCTTGTCGTGACCTCGCCGTCCGAAGACCCCAGCCCGCTGGGCACGCTCGACGCCGGCCCTATCTGGCCTGTCATCGACCTGGCCAAACTGCGGGACACAGTGGCCCTCGACGGCGCGGTGACAGCCGACCGGCTCACGCACGCGGCCACCAATGCTCTGGCCAGCGTGGTCCAGGACTTGGCCACCTGGTGGACCACGCAGTCGGCCGCCGGCCATGCGACGCTGGCGGATGTGCCGGCGCTGGCCATCAATGGCCAGAGCGTGAAGGTCGGCCAGTTCGAGACGGCGGTCTACGCGCTGACGCGGGCGTCGCTGCTGGAACGCTATGCGGGCATCGAGGCCACAGGCCGGGCCAACGACGGTGCCGAGATCCGCGCGGCCCAGGCAAACGAGCTGCGCCGCGATGCCTTCTGGGCCGTGCGCGACATCCAGGGCGCCGCGCGCATGACCTCGGAGCTCATCTAGCCATGCCGGTCACCGTCACTGCTCGCCAGAACGACACCGTCGACATCCTGTGCCGCCGCCATCTGGGCGTGACGGCCGAGGTGACGGAAGCGACCTATGACCTCAACCCTGGCCTGGCCGCCCTCGGTCCGTTCCTGCCCCTGGGAACGCACGTGGTGCTGCCGGACCCACCCACCGCCACCCCGAAAGCCAAAACCGTGTCCCTGTGGGACTGAAAACACCATGTCCAAAGAACTCGACCTGATCGAACGCTTAGACGCCCTGGTCCCGAGCCTGGGCAGCAAGATCGCCACCGGCGTGACCGTGGCCGGTGGCGCGACGGCCAGTGGCGGCCAATGGCTGCTCTCCAGCGACCACGTCGCCTGGTTGGGCATCGCCGTGGCCGTGGCCGGCTTTATCGTCAACTGGATCTACAAAGCCCGCGAACTGCACATCACCCGCACCGTGCGGATGGCGCAGGCCGCGCGGGACGCTGAAGCCCACGACGCCGAACAGCGCCGCAAGAACGAAGAGCACCGCGCAAAGATGGCGCAGATCACGGGAGGCTGCCATGTCCGGTAAGGTGCGTGTGGCCATTGCGGGCCTGTCCCTGAGCGCCTCTGCATTTGTCGGCATGGCAGTGCGCGAGGGCTACACCGGTAACGCCATCATTCCGACCCGTGGCGACGTGCCGACCTATGGCTTCGGCAGCACCGTGCGCGACGACGGCAGTCGCGTGCAGATGGGCGATCAAACCACACCTGTGAAAGCGCTGCGCACCGCGTTGATCCACGTCCAGCGGGACGAACCGAAGATCCGCGCGTGCATCGGCCCCGAAGTCAAGCTCCACCAGGCCGAATATGACGTGTACGTCGACCTCGCCTACAACATCGGTACGTTCAACTTCTGCACGGGCGGCAAAGCAGGCCGCACCTCGACCATCGTGCAGCGCCTGCGGGCCGAAGACTACGTCGGCGCGTGCAATGCCATCCCGGCATGGAAATTCGCCGGCCGATATGACTGCTCCACGCCGGGCAACAAGATTTGCGGCGGCGTGTGGACGGATCGCCTGCGGCAGCAGGCCGAGTGTCTGAAGGCCGCGTCATGAAAGCCGCTCATTGGCTGATCGCGGCCACGGTCCTCGCCGTCCTCACTGCACTCGGCTGGGGCGTGCATCACGTCGACGCTGCCGGATATGCCCGGGGCAAGGCCGAAACCCAGGTCCGCTGGGATGCCGCGCAGGACCAGATCGACCAAGCCACCGCCAAGGCGCTCGCCGATGCGCTGGTGGCCCGTGACAAGGCCCAACGACAGGCCACCGATCTGCGCCTGGAGCTCGAAGACATCACCACCCGCCATCAGGAGGAAATCACCCGTGAGAAAAAGGCTCAAGACGCTTTCATTGCTGGCGTGCGCGCTGGCCATGTCCGCCTGTCAGTCCCCACCCGCCCAGCCGCTGGCAGTGGCGCCGGTGCCTGCCAGCCTGATCTGCCCGCCGCCGCTGGAATTTCCGGCCCTGCGCCTCGCCAAGCGCGAACCGAACTTGACCCAGCGACTGGTGCGGACCTTATCGCCATCACCGACAGCGGAGACGACGCCGTCCGCGACCTCAACGCCTGCATCGACAGCTACAACGCCGTCCGGCGCGCCCTGACCCAGGCCCGCCAGGACTGGGAAACCCAACGACAGGAAGCCCCATGATCTATCTCTACATCCTCTTGTGCGTGCTCAACCTCGCCGACGTTTGCACCTCGCATCGCATCCTCGGCCGTGGGGGCTCCGAGCTCAATCCGCTGATGGCGAAGCTGTTCGCCTGGGTAGGCGTTCTGCCCGGCCTGCTGCTGTTCAAGGTTCCACTGGTGGCCGGCCTCGGACTGCTGGTGTTCCTCGGCGGCCTGCAGGGCCTGTACTGGCTGCTCTTGCTCGCAGCGGCGTGCGCCGTCTACGTGTACGTGGTGTGGAGCAACCTGCGCGAGATGCGCAAACAGCGCTGATGGGCAACCGGTGAAAAAGCTCCACGCCCTGCGGGCATTCCTGGCCCAGGCCATGCCCGAATACACCACCGATCCGCAGCGGCTCAAGGTGTTCGCCGACCAGGGCACGCTGGTGGCCAAGGGCACCGCCTCTCTGTCCTTCGCCTACCGGTACACCGGCACCCTGGTGCTGCTCGACTTTACCGGCGACGTGGACAAGGTGTCCGTGCCCGTGCTCGCATGGCTGAGCAAGCATCAGCCGGACATCGCGCTCAACAAGGAACAGCGGGAACGCGCCGTTCGCTTCGAAGCCGAATTTATCGACGCGAAGACCATCGACCTCGTGATCAAGGTCGACCTGGTCGAGAACGTCGCCGTGCATGAAGATGTGGTCGACGGCCAGCGGCGTCTGCGCACCGAGCACCTGGGTGAAGTGACGCCAGCCGCGTCCGGCTCCGGCACCACCTGGGTCGTGGCGGGGCCGTACTGATGGCCGACGCCCTCGACGATCTGGCGGGCTGGGCCTCGCCGCTGCTCGAGAACCTGGGCCCGGCGGCACGCAAGGCGGCCATGGCGGAGATCGCCCAGGCGCTGCAGCGCAGCCAGAACCACCGCATTGCCGATCAGCGCAACCCGGACGGCAGCCCCTTCGATCCGCGCAAGCCGCGCACCCGGGACAAGGCCGGCCGCATCAAGCGGATGTTCGAAGGGCTGCGCAAGGCCCGCTACCTCAAGCGCTCGGCCACCACCACCACCGCGACCGTGTCGTTTGCCCCCTTCGTCAGCCGCACGGCCCGGGTCCACCAGTTGGGCCTGCGCGACCGCGTCGACTTCCGCAACCCCAAAAGCCCCGAGGTGCGGTATGCGCGGCGCGAACTGCTGGGCGTCACCGATGCGGACCGCGATCTGATCGCCGACATCATCCTCAAGCACGCCACCGGCGGCGCATAGCCGCCACACCGGCGGGGGGCTTTCCGTACCCGCCACCAGCACACGCGCAATAGCTCGCGCACGCGCGGAGCCATCGGCACATTGGGGGCATGAGTCAAGACCAAGCCCTCTTCAACGCCGAAGTTCAGCGCCTGCTGAACAACGTGGTGCGCGAGGGTGTCATCAGCCAGGTGGACTATGGTCGCGGGCATGGTGCCTGGGTGCGTGTACGCCTTTCCGAAGAGCGAACCAGCGACTGGCTGCGCTACGCAGAACATCGCGCCGGCAGCACCCGTACCTGGAACCCGCCCACTATTGGCGAGACGGTGATCGTGCTGGCCATCGGCGGCGATCCGAAAAACGCGCGTGTATTCGGCGGCTTCAACACCGACGACAACCCAGCCCCCACGCTCGACCCCAACAAGACCACCGTCGTCTACCCGGACGGTGCCGTCGCCGAGTACGACCACGAGGCGCACGCCCTTGCCATCACCTTGCCCGCAGGCGGCACGGCTGCGATCACCGCACCGGCCAGCGTCGTCATCAAGACCGAGGTGGCCACCATCGACAGCCCCCAGACCACCCTGACCGGGCACTGCACGGTCAAGGGGACGCTGACCTACCAGGGCGGCATGAAGGGCAGCGGCGTGGCAGAAGGCGCTACGTCATCGGCACAGATCGAGGGCACGCTGACCGCAAGCGAAGACCTGATCGCCGCCGGCGTCAGCACGGTCAAACACACCCACGGCGGCGTCGCCTTCGGCAGCCAGCAAACCGCCCAACCCACCCCGACCGCATCATGATGAACGCCACCACCGGCCGGCGCATGTCGCTGGCCGATCACATCAGCCAATCCATTCGGATCATCCTGACCACGCCCATCGGCTCGCGCGTCATGCGGCGGCCTTTCGGCAGCTTGGTCCCGTCTCTGGTCGACCAGCCGGCCACACCGTCCAACCTGCTGCGCCTGCAGGCCGCCGCCGTGCAGGCCATCATGAAATGGGAGCCGCGCACCACCATTCGCCGCGCCCGTGCAGTGCTCGGCGATGACGGCCAGTGCACCTTCTACCTTGAGCGCCTCGACCAGGGCGCGTTTGCCGCGACCCAGCAAACCTTGACCATCGGGGGCGCAGCATGATCGATCTGTCGCAAGTCCCCGCGCCGGCCGTCATCGAAGAACTGAGTTTCGAGACGCTGCTGGCCGAACGTAAGGCCGAGCTGATCGCCGCCATGCCCGCCGACATGCAGGCCGACATCACGGCCACCCTTGCGCTGGAGTCGGAGCCCCTGACCATCCTGCTCGAAGACAACGTCTACCGCGAACTGGCCCTGCGCGCCCACGTCAACGACTCGGCCAAGGCCACCATGCTGGCCTACGCCACTGGCACCGATCTCGACCAGCGCGGCGCGAATCTGGGCGTGCTGCGCTTGACCCTGGTCGAAGCCGACATCGAGGCCGTGCCGCCAGTGCCGGCCGTGCGTGAAGCTGACGACGACTTCCGCGCGCGCATCCTGCTGAGCCTGGAGAGCTACACCACGGCCGGCAGCACCGACAGCTACCGCTATCACGCTCTGTCCGCCAGTGCTTTGGTACTCGACGCCCGGATTGTCAGTCCGGCCCCTGGGCAGGTGCTGGTCTACGTGCTCTCGCGTGAAGGCGATGGCGTGGCCAGCGACGAGCTGCTGGCCACCGTTGCGGCGGCGCTCAATGCCTTCAAGGTCCGCCCCCTAACCGATCAGGTCACGGTACTGTCGGCCAGCATCGTGCACTACACCATCGAAGCCGCCATCTACGTGTCCAACGGATCCAGCCCGGAAACCGTGCGCGAGCAGGCGGGCGTCGCAGGCCAAGCCTACGCCAACGCCACTCGCCTGTTGGGCATGGGGCCGAGCATCAGCGGCATTCACCGCGCCTTACACCAACCCGGGGCGCTGCGCGTTGCGCTCGCCCAGCCGCTGGCCGACATCGTGGTCGAGGCCAGCCAGGCCGCCTACTGCGACGCCATCACACTGACGGTCGAGGTCGCGGGTGACTGACATCACGCTGCTGCCGCCAAACGCGACCGCGATGGAGCGAGCGATGTCGCGCCTGGGCGCGAATCTGACGGCCATTTCGGTGCCGATCCGCGACATGCTCAATCCGTGGGCCTGCCCGGAGCATCTGCTGCCCTGGCTCGCCTATGCCTTTCGCGTCGACGACTGGGACGACTCGTGGGACGCGAACGTCAAACGACAGGTCATCGCATCGTCCATCGAGATCAAGCGGGCCAAGGGAACCATCGGCGCCGTACAGCAGGCCGTCGCCGCGTTGGGCGTGACGGGCACGGTGCAGGAGTGGTATCAGCAGATTCCGGCCGCTGCGCCCTACACCTTCCGCCTGCACCTTGACGCGCGGCAGTCTGGATACACACAGGCGCAGCTCAAAAGGCTGGCTCTGGTTGTGGACCGCGCAAAAAACACCCGCTCCCATCTCGAACGCGTGCTGCCTTCAGTCACCAGCGACAGCCGCTTGCGTGTGGCCGCTTTTGCAAGCACGGGCAACGACATCACCGTCTCCGACGGCACCCCGCGCTACAGCGACGGCGGCATGGCCCTCGACCTGCTGATCGACGCCGCCGTATTTGGCGAGGCCGCCAGCACGTTGCCCGCCGTCGACGCCATTCTTCAACTGGTGCACGCGGCGCTGCCGCATGCCCTCACGATCCCGGACGATCTATGACCCAAGCCCTCCATGACAAAGTGGTGCCCTTTGGCGAAGCCGTCGATATCTTGCGCGAATTCATTCATGGCCCGGCCGGCGACGTGCAGACCGAATCGGGGCCCATGCCCAACCTGCGCAAGATCAATGAAGAATTGCGGCAGACCGGCGCCGTGGCCATAGTCACAGAAGGGGCGCAGTCGGTGCAGGACGGCGTGCAGGCCGTGCTGGCGCAGAGCAACCGCTTCGACTCTGTGGCCGATGCGCTCAACAACGCAATCCCGCCGGTCATCGCGGTAGGCGGGTATTTTTCTTACCCGGGCGCCAACGGAGGCTGGCAAACCGCCAAACGTATCGCTGCCGCCCCGTTCTACGAGAACCGAGCGGATGAGACAGCCAGTGCCCGCCTGGCCAAAGCCGTGCGCCCCGCCCGGGTCACCTTTGACCGCCCCATCATCTTCGACAACGCCAATCTGCTCGGTGGCGGAGCCGGCTCGGTCTACATCCCGCAGACGTTCAACTTCTATCGCGCAGGCGAAGCGCTCAACGCGACGTTGACCCCCGCCTCGTCCGAGGTCGCGGGATACGTCAAAGCGACCAGCGCCGGCGTGGCCAACCTCTTCACGGTTTACATCGATCTGTCCGTCCTGCGGGCCGGTGGCACGGCGGCCATCAAAACGGTTTCCGGCCTGAACCATCCGCCGGATGTGCTCGGCCCGGACTATGAACACCTGATCACCGCACGCGGCACGGGCTGCAACTCCCCACACCGGGTGCTGACCTCGATTGATCTGGAGAACGGGCGCGTGTCGTTCAACCGCCCCCTGATCGTGCAGCGGACCCGCGCGGGCGCGCTGGAGCTGCTGATCCCGTCGGGCAGCGCGTGGCGTGCCGACCGGGGCCTCGTGAGCTTTGGCCCCAGCGTGGGCCGTTACCATGCGCAGCCCATTTCAAACACCCCCACGGTCCGACGCCATGTGTTCTCCTGGCCGCTGTACGACGCTGCCGGCGCGGCGGGCGCGCTGACGACGGGCGACAGCACCAGTTCCCCGCATGAGGGCTGGCTGACCGACATGGTCGCCACGTCGCAAAATGAATCGGTCGATCCTTGTGGCCATGCAATTGCGGGCCTGGTCGTCGGCGGCTCCAAGGCCAACGCCTGCCGCTTTGGCCTCGATCCGACCGACGTGACGCGCAAGGCGGGTGGCGAGCCCATCGACATCACCGATCAAGCCCTGCTGGACGAAGGTTTTCAGGTCGCGTGGGGCAACGCGGGGGCCGATGCCATGGCCTACGGCATGGACGTGCACGACGGGGCGCGGTCCGCCAACTATTTCTGTCGGATCGGCCAGACGGTGGAGCGGGGCCTGCCGGGCAACGATGGCGTGGGGGATTTTGTGGTGCCCACCCTGCAGATCCACTACACCGACGGCTCTCAGGCCACCGGCATCAATCCTGGGCTGGAGCGGCACTTCAACTCACGCACCGCGTTCTACGTCGCCAATGGCCGCGTGCCGGCGGGCAAAATCATCAGCCATATCTTGGTCGGCTCCAGCGGCATGACGGGCCGGAGCATCGCCTTCTTCGGCCTGCAGTGGTATTCGGGCTCGGAACCCTGCTATTGGGTGGATCGGCTGGACTACCCGACCCAGCCCTCCGTGCGGGAGGAATTGGACTACCTGAAGAAATCAACCTATACCCGGCCACGGTTGCTGGTGGCACCGGTCATCACGGGCGACCTCACCGTGGGCAGCACCATGGAGGGCAGCACAGGCACCTGGGAGGGCAACCCCGAGCCGCTGTCCTATCGCTTCCAGTGGCTGCGCGATGGCATCCCGATTCCCGGGGCCACGAAGAAAACCCGTATCCGCACCGCCGAGGATGCCAATCACCTCATCGGTTTGTGCGTCACGGCCGTCTCTCCTGCAGGTAACCGGGTGGCGTTTGCCACCCCGCGCGGTGTGGGCAAGACCTGGATCATCCTGGCGGCGGGGCAGTCCAATATGCAAGGCTGGGGCACCATGGCCTACCTCTCGAACAAGGCGCTGGACCCCACCATGCCCCGGCTACGCGAGCTGGTGCGGGCGCTGGGCGAGGATCTGGTCGATGACGGCCGCTTTGCCAAGAAGACATCCGAGGGCTGGGTCGGGACGAACCATTCGCTGTCGGTCGCCGGCGGCGTGTTGACCGCCACGGCCACGGCCAACAACTTCGGGAACGTGGAGTACGCACTGACCGGTGTCGCGGCCGGCAAAAAACATCTGGTGTCCGTGCGAGTGAAGACGCCCGAGGCGCGCCCCATCGCGGTCAAGGGCCTGTCCCCGGAGAAGGTGGCCTATGTGCGGGACACGGTCGCAAACAACGGCAGCGTGGTGGACTTCGAGTTCACACCTGATGCCACCAAGGCGACGTTGCAACTGCTGACGACGCTGAACCAGCCTGTGATCGGCGATCAGTTCACGGTCACGGATGTGAGCTGCCGGCCGTTCCTGGGCTCCGGCTTACCGACCACGGTCGAGGCCTCGCTGCCGCTGACCTGGCCGGACCCGGATGGATCTCACGCGCAGGCCTGGGGCGTATCGCCGGCCTACAGCATGGCCCGCGCGTTGCTGGACACGGGGGCGGCCCAGGTGGTGATCGTGCCGGTGGCCCAGGGGTCGAGCAAGCTCTACAACGGCCCGTGGTCGGTCGGCGGCAGTCTGTACGAAAACGCCAAGGCGCGATTGGCCGAAGCGCTGCAGCTTTTCCCTGGCGCCGAGGTCGTCATGCCTTTTGCGCAGGGCGAATCAGACACAGAGTTGGGCGTCACACAGGCCCAGTACTACGGCGCGCTGACCCCAATGATCGCGGGGATTCGCGCGGTGCCCGGCGCCGAGGACATGAAGGTGATCATCGGCGGCATGGCGCCCGAGCTGATTGCGAGGTTTCCGGCTGGCCCCGGCATCGATGCCGCACATCGGGCGGCAGCCGCCAACTTGGAGAGCGTGGTCTATGTGGCAGGCCCAGCGGGGCACCTGCAGGTCGATCAATGGCACTTCGACGTAGCCGCGAACCGCTCTCGCGGAATAGCTTGGGCGGCATCACTGGCATAGGTAGTTCAGTGGCAACTTGGCTCGCTTGAAAATCTCCCCACATCACACGTCCGCCTAGCTCAACGTAGTCTTTTCACTGACACCACCTCCTACTGTATCGACTTGTGTCAGAGTCAGGGATGGCTGCTGTGTCGGCAGCTTAATTGGAGGAATCAATGAAGCGTGATAGATATCTTGCGAAAGCTCATGGAAACGATATTGCTGCACTTGAACGTGCGTTAGCGTTATTTATGCGCCTTGCTCAACCGAACGCCCAAAACGTCATCTTTGTGCCGGTAATGAAAGACTTCAAAGACACCGATCTAGCGAAGTATCTTATAAGTCGTGGGCTTGCTAAATTTGTTAGCTCAAGGACCCTAACGTTAGAAGGCGGGATTGTCATCACTATTGAGCCATCATCGAATATAAAGAATTTCCGTCAAGCCAAGGTAATTTTTGGCTATTTATCAACGAAATATAATCTAATAGAAATAGAGGCTTTGCCAAGATGGGAGTCGTTTGTAACTCTCAGCTGGATTCATGAAGATTATGAAGAGTGGGAAAAAGCTCACCAGCCGACACTCATCTAGTCATTGCTGAAGACGAGGAGAAAACGTCCATTCGGGCGGTTTTAAAAGGTTCATCGCATCATCTCCTCCGTACCCGCCGCCGCCACATTCGCCGCAACTCGCGCCCGCGCGGAATCATCGGCAAATTGGCGGCATGGCATTCAAAACCATCCACACACTCGAAGGCCTGCGGCAGATGAACCGGGCCAACGTCACCGGCTCCAAAACGGAGCTGGTGGCGATGGCTATTGGCGACGGCGCAGGCAACCCGGTCGAGGTGTCGGACACCATGACCCAATTGGTGCGCGAGCGCTTTCGCGTCACCCTCAACCGCGTCTATCCCAATCCCGACAATGACCGGCAGTACGTCGCCGAAGCCATCATTCCCAGCAGCGTGGGCGGCTTCAACATCCGGGAAGCCGCCGTGGTCGACGCCAACGGCAATTTCTACGTCGTCAGCAATCTCCCCCTGGTGTACAAGCCCGAGGCGTCCGAAGGCGCGTTCAGCGACACCTCGGTGCGGCTGGTGTTTGCGGTCCTCAATGCCGACAGCATCACGTTCACCATCGATCCCAATGTGGTGATCGCCACCCAGTCCTGGGTGCGCAACAGCATCACCAGCGCAGCGCTGATCCCTGGCGGCACGACCAATCAGGTGCTGCGCAAGAAGTCGAACCAGGACGGTGACACTGAATGGGTCGACCCTGACGCGCAGAACGTCACGGTCGACTGCATCGAGGAAAGCCAGATCCTCGCGGCCGATCAGACCGTGGTCGACCTGGACGTGACCACGACGCGCGGCCTCGTGGTCTACATCAACGGCGAGCGCTTGCGCCGCAACGAATGGACGGCAGACCCGGAAGATCCGAGCCTGTTGACGTTGGCCACCAGCTACCCGGCGGGCACGGTGGCCATCTTTGCCCAGAACGAGCCGACCGGCAGCGCGCCCGCGCCGCTGGAGCGCAGCAAGAACCTCTCCGACGTGGCCGACGCTGCCACGTCGCGAACGAACTTGAGCGTGTACAGCCGGGCCGAAGTCGACGCCTTGTTCGACCGCCTGGTTCCCATCGGCTCAATCGACCACATGCCGACCGAAGCCATCGAATCAGGATGGCGTGTGCGCGACGGCGCGGCGCTCAGCCGGACAGCCTACGCGCGCCTGTTCGCCAAGATCGGCACCCGATTCGGCGCAGGCGACGGCTTCAACACCTTCAACCTGCCCGATGACCGGGGCGGCTGGGACGGCAATGCGGACATGGGTCGTGGTCTCGATACCCGCATGACCGTCGGCGCGTGGCTCAACAGCCAGAACAAGCGGCATGGCCACGGCCTGGAAATCGACGAAGGCGGCGAACACGAGCACATCGTCAAAGGCCAGTGGGATCAGGGCCGCGACTATGACGGCATTGCAGGCGGCGGCGGTGGCGTGACGCGAGAGGAGCCCACCAGCCGCAGCGGCCGGCACCGCCACACCGGTCGCGTGCTGGAACAGGGCGGCGACCATGCCAACCCCAACGGCCGGGCCTACGTTCCAACCATGAGGGTTTTCTGATGCCAAAGCGACGCGACGCTTTTCAACTCAACGGCGCCGGACTGTTCCTGGCCGTGGTCGATTCCTGGGAGTGCGAACTTGAGCCCGGAACCTTCTACCCGCCGCGTGGCGCCGTCGAGGCACCCACGCCCGAAGGCTGGCTGACCCAGGACGAACACGGTATCTGGCATTCGCACTGGCCAGCCGACCAGTGGCCGCGCTTCAACGGTGTGCTGTGGGAACTCGTGCCCCGCCCTGCCGTGCCACAGCCCCTGACCCCGCAGCAGAAGCTCGCCGCTTTTGTGACTGAAAACCCCGACGTGGCGCCACTTGTGGCCACGCCCACCACCACCCAGCAACCGGAGTAAAGCCCATGGCTTACGAATACCATCACGGCGTCCGCGTCTTCGAAACCACGGCCGTCGGCGCAGCGATCCGCATGATCTCGACGGCCATCATTGGCCTGGTGGCCACCGCGCCCGCTGCCGACGCCGAGGCTTTCCCCCTCAACGTCCCAGTGCTGCTCACCAATCCAGCCGGTGCCGTCGGCAAGGCAGGCGCAGGCGGCACGCTGGCCAAGGCGCTGCAGCAGATCGGCGCGCAGACCCGTGCCGTGGTCGTGGTCGTGCGCGTCGAGGCCGGTGCCACGCCGGCAGAAACCACCTCCAACGTGGTCGGCACCACGACCGCCAACGGCCAGCGCACGGGCATCCAGGCGCTGCTGTCGGCGCAGAGCGAGCTGGGCGTCAAGCCCCGCATCCTGGGCGCGCCGGATCTGGACACCAAGACCGTGGCCAACGCCCTGGCCACCGCTTGCCAGTCGCTGCGTGCGTTCGCCTATGTGGCCGCTCGTGGGGCAGACGGCATTGCCGTGGCCCAGACCAAGGAAGAGGCCACGACCTACCGCGATGAATTCGGCCAGCGCGAGCTGATGGTGCTGTGGCCCCGCTTTCTGTCGTGGGACACGGCCACCAGTGCCGTCGTCGAGTCCAGCCCCGTGGCCTATGCCATGGGCCTGCGCGCCAAGCTCGACCAGACCATCGGATGGCACAAGTCGCTTTCCAATGCGGTCATCAACGGCCCCGAGGGCATCAGCACGCCGGTGTTCTTCGATCTGCAAAACCCCGAGAGCGACGCCGGTTACCTCAACGGGCTGGAAGTCACGACCATCATCAACCAGGCCGGCTACCGCTTTTGGGGCAGCCGAACCTGCGAGATGAAGGGCGGCAAGTTCCCGTTCGAGAACTACACCCGTACCGCGCAGATCATGGCCGACACCATCGCCGAGGGGCACATGGCGTTCATCGACCAGCCCATGACGCCGACCCTGGTCAAGGACATGCTGGCCTACATCAACAAGCTGTTCCGCGACATGGTCAACAGTGGCCGCATCGTCGGTGCAACGGCCTGGTTCGATGCGGACAAGAACGACGCGGCCAATCTCGCCGCCGGGCAGTTGCTCATCAGCTACGACTACACGCCCACCCCGGGACTCGAGAACCTCATCTTCGAACAGTCCATCACCGACACCTACCTCGTGCAGTTCGCCGAGGCCATCGCCAGCGCCTGATCGCCCAGGCCGGTCCCACGCGGGGCCGGTCAGCCCACCCCAACCTAACGGAGCACCACCATGGGCTTGCCCTTCAAACTCAAGAATTTCCTGCTGTTCAAGGACGGCACCAACTTTCAAGGCGAAATCGAATCCGTCACGCTGCCCAAGCTCACCCGCAAGGTCGAGGAGTGGCGCGGCGGCGGCATGAATGGCCCTATCGAAGTGGATCTCGGCCACGAGAAGCTGGAGATGTCATTCAACGCCGGCGGGCTGCTTAAGGTCGGCATCGCGGCCTTCGGGGCGACCACGCACAACGCCAATCAGTGGCGGTTTGCCGGGGCCTACGACAACGAGTCCGGGACCATCATGGCCGTCGAGGTCCATGTGTCCGGCCGCCTGCGCGAGCTGGACATGGGCGAAGCCCAGGCCGGCGAGGAAACCAGCCACACGCACGCGATCAGCGTTAGCTACTACAAGCTGGTCATTGACGGTGTCGACACCATCGAGATCGATGTGCCCGGCATGGTGTTCAAGGTCGAGGGCGTCGACGCATACGCGCAGGTTCGCCGCGCCATCGGCCTGTCCTGAACCGCATTGCTCTGAACCACGCCAAGTCCGGGCGTGGTCCCTTTTACCCCCATTGCCTGAATCACCATGTCCACCACCACCGCCACCCCTTCCGCCGTCCCCAGCGTTGACGTCACTGCCGACGGCACGCCTGCAGCCGAGCTGCATCCCAACACCGTGATGCTCGATTTCCCGGTCACGCGCGGCACCGAAACGATCAAGTCCATCACCCTGCGCAAGCCCAACGCCGGCGCACTGCGCGGCATCAAGCTGACCGAGCTGCTGCAGATGGATGTCAGCTCGCTGCAGCTCCTGCTGCCGCGCGTGACCACGCCGACCCTGTTGCGCCATGAAGTGGATGCGCTCGACCCTGCGGACCTGACTGCCCTAGGCGTGGGGCTGGTAAGTTTTTTCGCGCAGCGGCGTATCCACGAGGAATTCCAGACCACGTAGAGGACGCCATGGCCGATCTGGCAACCGCCTTTCACTGGCGGCCGGCGGACATGGATGACATGCCACTGTCCGAACTGATGGAGTGGCGAGAACGTGCCCGCGTCCGCCTCAACCCCGAAAAACGATAGTCACCCACCACCATGGCAAACCCGCTCAAGCTCGAAATCGTGATGTCCATGGTGGACAAGGTGCTTGCCCCACTGCGGGGTGTGGACAAGCAGTCCAAGCAAGCCGCCGAATCTCTGCGCGAGACGCGCCGCACGCTCAAGGCGCTCGACGATCAACAGGCCAAGGTCACCGGCCTGATGAAACAGCAGGAGGCCTACGCCAAGGCCAGCAATGAGCTCAAGATAAACAAGGCCTTGCTCGACGGTGCGGTCAAGGCCGGCACGGCATCAGCCGCGGAGATCGCACGGCGAGAACGGGCCATCGTCAAGCAAACGGCGGCTCTGCGCGATCAGCAGCAGAAGATGATTCAGATGCGGTCTGCAGCGGCCGCTGCCGGCGTTGGAGTCGGCAGCCTCGCCGGTCACCAGGCACGGCTGCAGGCCGAAGCCGCGAAAACGACGGCGAACCTCAAAACGCAGACCGATGCGCTACGTCGCCTGGGTGACCAGCAGCGCAAGACCGCAGCCATCCGAGAGCAGCACGGCCGCAACATGGCCATGGCCGCCGGCGTCGGCGGTGCGGGCGCGGCTGGCATGGTCACCGGCCGGGCCATCGCCCAGCCGGTCATTCGTTCCTTGGGTGCCTTCAGCGATCAGGAGGATTCAGCCACACAATTGCGCGGCAGCATGATGCAGGCCGATGGCAGCGTGTCCGAGGAGTTCCAGCGCATCACCGATCTAGCCACGCGCCTTGGGGACCGGCTGCCCGGTACGACGGCAGAGTTTCAAGAGATGATGACCATGCTGCGCCGACAGGGCCTGAGCGCGCAGACCATCCTGGGCGGGACTGGCGAGGCCGCTGCCCTGCTCGGCGTGCAGTTGCGCATGCCCGTGACCGAAGCGGCCGAGTTCTCGGCCAAGATGCAGGACGCCACCCGCACGTCAGAAAAGGACATGCTGGGCCTGATGGACATGATCCAGCGCACCTTCTACCTAGGCGTGGACTCGGGGAACATGCTGCAGGGCTTTACCAAGCTGTCGCCGGTGCTCAGCATCCTCAAAAAAGAGGGCCTGGAGGCCAGCAACATGCTGGCACCATTCCTAGTGATGATGGACCAGACCGGCATGGCCGGTGAGTCCGCAGGCAATGCGATCCGCAAGGTCTTTCAAGCCGGGTTCGACGACAAGAAGCTCAAGAAGACGAACGCGGCGCTCAAGGAAATGAAGGCCGGGTTCAACCTCGACTTCACCGACGGCAAAGGCGAGTTCGGCGGCCTGCCCAAGATGTTCGAGCAGCTCAAGCAACTGGAAAAGCTCGACACCACCAAGCGAACCACCGTCATCAAGGAACTGTTCGGCGACGACAGCGAGACGCTGCAGGTGCTCAACACCCTCATGACCAAGGGCCAGGCGGGCTATGACGAGATCGTCGCCAAGATGGCCGCGCAGGCCGACCTGCAAAAGCGCGTCAATGTGCAGCTCGGCACGCTCTCCAATGTGGTCGAGGCTGCGCAAGGCACATTCACCAACGTCATGGCCAGCGTCGGCGAAACGGTCGCTGGCGACGCCAAGGGCATCGTCGACTGGCTGGGCGAGATCTCGTCTGGCGTCGGCGCTTGGGTCAAAGAAAATCCGGCACTCACCGCAGGCATCACGCGCGTGGTGGCGGTCCTGGCCGCGCTCTATGCGGGCCTCGGTGCAGTGATGCTGGCACTGGCCGGGCTCGCCGCGCCGCTGCTGATCATGCGGCTGGGCTTTGGCATGCTCGGCGTGCGCCTGCCGGGCATCATCACCCTGGTGCGCATTCTGGCCATGGGCTTTGTACGCCTGGGCATTGCACTGCTGACCACCCCCATCGGCTGGTTTGTGCTGGCTGTCGCAGCCCTGGCCGGGATCGTGTTTACGGTTTACAAGAACTGGGGACCGATCAAGGCATTTTTCTCGGACATCTGGAACAGCCTGAGCACAGGCGTTGCAGCGCTGCCCGGGGTGTTCGTGACGTGGTTCGCCCAGGTGTTCGCGTTTATGGCCTCACTGCCGGCGAAGTTTGGGCAGTTCGGCGTCGACATGATGCAGGGCCTCATCAACGGCATCACCGGCGCGCTTGGCGGCGTGCGCGATGCCATCACGGGCGCGGCATCGTCTGCAATCACCTGGTTCAAGGACACGCTGGGCATCCGCTCGCCCAGCCGCGTGTTCATGGCCGCCGGCGTCAACGTGGGCGAAGGCGCGGCGCAAGGCATCCAGAGCACCCAGGGCATGCTGCGCAATGCCGCGCTGGGCATGGCTGCCGCCTCGGCTGTCGCGTTGCCAGCCATGGCCGCCGCCGGCATCGAGGCGCCCGGCCCGGGCCTGCGTCCCGCGCGCATCGACAACCGGCCTGCCATGTCTGCCGCCGCCCCCCGAGCACCGATCACCGTGCAGGGCGACACCATCAACCTGCACATCCACGCCGGCCCCGGCATGGACGAGATGGCCATTGGCCGCATCGTCGCCGACAAGCTCCAACAACTCGAGCGCGCCAAAGCGGCCCGGGTCAACAGCATGTTCATCGACTCCAACAACTGAAAGCCAACGTCATGATGCTTTGCCTGGGGCAATTCGTGTTCTCGCTGTCGACGGCCTCTTACCAAGAGCTGCAGCACCGCACGAGCTGGAAGCACCCGACTCAGTCCCGCGTCGGTGCCCGCGATGCCTCCCAATTCGTCGGTGCCGGTGAAGAAACGATCACCCTCAACGGCAGCATGGTCCCGGAGTTCGCCGGCGACCCCGAATCGCTCGACACCCTGCGCGCCATGGGCAACCTCGGCCATGCCTGGGCGCTGGTCGAGGGCTCGGGCATCACCTACGGGGCATTCGTGATCACCGACCTGCAGGAGACAAAAAGCTATTTCCTGAGCGACGGTCAGGCTCGAAAAATCGAATTCACCCTGTCGTTGCGCCGCACCGATGAAGATGATCCGATTGGCGACGTCGACCGTGTGGCCAGCCTGTCGGACGGTGCCGAGGCCGTGGCATGAGCGACATCGCCGAGATCCAGAAAACCCTGGCACACGCGCAGTCGCGCGGCGGTCGAGGTCGACGGCCGGCGGGCAACCTGCGGCCGGCATGGCGCGTCACGGTCAAGGGGCGCGATGTGTCTGCCCGCCTTGCTCCTCGCCTAGTCAGCCTGTCGATCACCGACAACCGCGAGAACGAAGCCGACGAAGTCGAAATTGTGGTCAGCGACCATGACGGTGCGCTTGAGCTGCCCGAAACCGGGGATGCGCTGACCGTGGCCATCGGATGGGAAGCCAATGGCGTCGACCACCAGACCGGCGCCTATGGCCAAGCCGGCGCGGCAGATTTCCCGCTCGGTCTGGTCGACAAGGGCAGCTACACCATCCAGGCCGTGGAATACAGCGGCACACCCGACGTGATCACCATCCGCGCGCGAGCCGCGGATCTGCTCGACAGCCTGCGCAACCTCAAGGATCGCAGTTGGCACAAGACCACCGTGGGCGCCGTCGTCCGGGCCATCGCTTCGCAGAACAAGCTGACTGCCATCGTCGCGGCCGAGATCGCCAAACGGACCCTCGATCATGCTGATCAGACCGACGAGTCCGACGCGTCGTTCCTGCGTCGGCTGGCCCGGCAGTTCGACTGCCTGTGCAATGTGAAGAACGGGCGGCTGCTATTCAGCCAGGCCCGGGCTGCCCGAACCCCGAGCGGCACAGCCCTGCCGCCGGTGCGTATCGTGCGCAGCGACGGCGACAGCCACCGGTATGCGCGCAGCGACCGCGATGCCTACAGCGGGGTAAAGGCGTTCTACAACAGCGCCAAGGGTGGCACGCGCAGCAGCGTGGTGGCCGGCATCAGCGGCCGGGCCAAAACGCTGAAGCACACCTTTGCCAACAAGACCGACGCACTGGCAGCCGCGCGGGCTGAGTGGCTGCGAATTCAGCGGGGAATTTTCTCTTTCGATATCACGCTGGCCTATGGCCGTGCGGACCTGATGCCGCAGCGGCCCGTCGTCGTCAGTGGCTACAAACGGCAGATCGACGAAACCGCCTGGATCATCACCGACGTGCGGCACAGCCTGAGCAGCAGCGGCTATTCCTCGACCATCACGCTGGAGACGCTACAGGCGGAAGGTGTGGAAGGTGAAGAGGGCGCTGAAGACGCGGAGTGAGACCAGACGTCAGGGACGGGGTGCGCGGATGCTCGGATAGGGCCGCCACACGGGAAGTTTTTGTTCGCGTGCGCGCTGCTCGATGCGCTCGGTCAGCTCATCCCCGGGGAACGCAATGACATGTGTCGCTCGGGTCTGAAACAACAGATTGTCGGCGGGGTCCACTTTGCAAGCTCCAATCCAATGCGGCGGATCGTCGCGATCTGGAGCAATGAAGACCATCGTTTGCAGCCGCATGCGCAGTGCCCACTGTCCGGCTAATCGCTCAGCACCGAACCGCCCGCTGTGCGCAAGGATGGAGATGCCCCGTTTTTCGAGCAGCGTAGCGAGTGCCTGGGCAATCTTGTCGGCGTCGTCGAACCATGTGCCACCGGTCACCAAGACGTGCGGATACGGGCGGATCGACGAGCGGTCGACCTCATACCGCATTGGCCCGATGAAATTCGCGCTGACCATGACTTAGAACGGCACGATCTGGAAATAGGCGTCCGCTGGATCGCCCAGGCCTCGGAAGCCGGCTGCGCGGGCCTTTTCATAGGCTTGCGCCCACTCGGCGGCGCGGTGGACTTCTTCAAGGCTCATATCAGCCTCAACACTTTCGTGAGCTGCCAGAAACGCGTCATAGGACGGCAGCACCTGATCGGGGCCGCCCAGCTCGCGCGATGCAGCGACCATGAAGCGGGACTCGGCCGCATGGGTCTGCTCTGGGTCCAGCCCAGGGAAGTCGTGTAGGACGACGGAAAAGACTGTGGCGATGCCGTTCATATTAGCCTTTGAACTGTATTTAAATACAGTATATGCATCGCAGAAGATGTCGAGCAAGAGAAAGAAAACTTGCTCAAGACGACAAGTTCCAAGATCCATAGCAGACTCATGAATGCTCCCAGTTGCCTGATGCGAATTCGCCGCAAAGGGCGCAGTTGGTCACATACAACGCAAACATCGCAACTCTCAATAATTCAATAATCGTTGTATTATCGATTAATGAATGAAAATGACGCCGTCCGATCTCTTGCAGCCCTCGCTCAGGCACTGCGCCTTCGCCTGTTCCGAGCACTAGTTGTTGCTGGACCAGAGGGAATGACACCGAGCGCGCTGTCTGATCAGCTAGACGTAGCAGGCAACACGTTGTCCTTCCACCTCAAGGAGCTGACGCATTCAGGCTTGGTCACGCAAGAGCGGCAAGGTCGCAACCTCATATACCGTGCCTCGTTCACCACCATGAACGCACTGCTGGGCTACCTCACCGAGAACTGCTGCGAAGGCGCAGCGTGCTCGGCTACCGCTGCAGGCACAGCATGCAATTGCTGAGAACCGTCTCATGAAGCCCTTGCACCTCTGTGAACCTGATTTCCAACCTGTTGAATGCTTATGACCTCGATAAATAGACCCTTAAACGTGCTGTTTCTCTGTACACACAACTCGGCGCGCAGCATCCTGGCCGAAGCAATGTTGAACGCTCTTGCTGGCGACAGGTTCCGGGCTTTCTCTGCCGGTAGCAGCCCACGCGAAAACCAACAGCCCAATCCTCATGCTTTGGAGGTATTGCAACGAGCAGGCGTATCGACTGAGGGCTTGCGCAGCAAAAGTTGGGACGAGTTCGCACAGGAGAACGCACCACGCATGGATCTCATCATCACGGTATGTGACAACGCCGCCGGCGAAGTTTGCCCCTTCTGGCCGGGACACCCTGCCACAGCGCACTGGGGCTACCCGGACCCATCCGAAGTAGAGGGCAGCACGGAAGAAAAGCAGGCTGCTTTTCGCAAGACACTTTTGGCGATTCGTCAGCGTCTGGAACTGTTTATCAACCTGCCTGGCAATGCCATCGACAAGCTGTCCCTCCAGCAATCGGCACGCGATCTGGCCAAGCGTTAAACGTTTTCGTGGGGCGACCTTGCCCCACCCTTTTGTTTCCCCCCCCGAAGGCGTCCGCCATGCTCGCGGCTATCTTGATTTTTATCCTCACACTCGTGCTCGTCATCGTGCAACCGCGAGGCTTGGGCATCGGCTGGAGTGCATCCATTGGCGCAGCTCTGGCTTTGATTTTGGGAGTTGTTCAGTGGTCGGATGTTGCGGAGGTCTGGAACATTGTCTGGAACGCCACCGCCACATTCGTCGCAGTCATCATCATCAGCCTACTGCTGGACGAAGCCGGTTTCTTCGAATGGGCCGCACTACACGTGGCCCGATGGGGAGGCGGCAAGGGGCGAAGACTATTCGCCTTCATCGTGTTGCTTGGCGCGGCTGTCGCAGCTCTTTTCGCCAATGACGGTGCGGCACTGATCCTGACTCCTATCGTCATGGCCATGCTCGTTGCGCTAGGTTTCTCCTCTGCGGCAACACTCGCGTTCGTCATGGCGGCCGGTTTCATCGCGGACACGGCAAGCCTGCCGCTGATCGTTTCTAACCTGGTCAATATCGTCACGGCAGACTTCTTTGGTATCGGCTTCAATTCTTATGCCTCAGTGATGCTGCCCGTCACCATTGTTGCTGTGCTAACAAGCTTGCTAGTCTTACTCCTCTACTTTGGACGAGACGTGCCGATGCACTACGACCTAACCCAGCTCAAGACACCTGCGGAGGCTATTCGTGACCGTGCCACCTTTCGCGCTGGCTGGGTGGTGTTAGTCCTGCTGCTTGTTGGATTCTTTGGCCTGGAGCCGCTGGGCGTGCCCGTCAGCGCAGTTGCAGCTGTGGCAGCCGTCGTACTGTTGGCAGTGGCATCGAGGGGCTCGGCAATCAGCACTCGAAAAGTTCTGCACGGTGCGCCCTGGCAAATCGTAGTTTTTTCTTTAGGCATGTACCTAGTGGTTTATGGCTTGCGAAATGCAGGGTTAACCGACCGGCTAGCAGTCGTGTTAGACGTTTTTGCACAGGGTGGCATCTGGGGCGCTGCGCTGGGAACTGGTGTGCTCACTGCAGTACTCTCGTCCGTGATGAACAACATGCCTACTGTGTTAATCGGCGCGCTGTCCATTGATGCGTCGCAGGCAAGCGGTGTTGTCAAAGAAGCGATGATTTACGCCAACGTCATTGGCTGCGACCTAGGCCCCAAGATAACCCCCATCGGCAGTTTGGCCACCCTACTTTGGCTGCACGTTCTCCAGAAGAAGGGCACGTCGATCTCATGGGGCTATTACTTCAAAGTTGGCAGCGTTCTCACCTTGCCGGTGCTGCTCGCCACGCTGGCCGCTTTGGCCCTGCGACTTAGCCTGACCTGAATGCACGCACGATCACCCAGGAAACTTCCCCATGAAGAAAATAACGATTTACCACAACCCTGACTGCGGAACGTCACGAAACGTCCTGGCGATGATCCGCAACTCAGGCGAGGAGCCTGAGATCGTCGAGTACCTGAAGAATCCACCTGATCGAGTGACATTAGAAGCACTGATTGCGGCCATGGACATAGTACCGCGCACGTTGCTACGCCAGAAGGGCACACCATATGAGGCACTAGGGTTGGCAAGCTCGGAATGGTCCGATGCGCAACTGATCGACTTCATGCTTCGAGAGCCCATTTTGATCAACCGGCCAATTGTCGTGACACCCCTGGGCACACGGCTGTGTCGGCCTTCTGAAGCAGTGCTCGATCTATTGCCACATCCACAGCTTAGGGAATTCGCAAAAGAGGACGGTGAAGCCGTCATAGACAAAAATGGAGCCAGAATTGCAAAACCGTGAACTGCCGAATGTCGATATCGAGTGTTTTCGGCGTCCCGACTTGACGCAACTTTTGCCGGCCACGCGGGCAACGCATGCCCCGCGCATTCTCCTGCTCTACGGCTCGGTTCGGGAACGCTCGTACAGTCGGCTCGTGACAGAGGAAGCTGCGCGACTGTTGCAAGCCATGGGAGCCGAGCCGCGCATTTTCGATCCCCGTGGTCTGCCACAACCTGACGGAGCTCCTGAGGATCATCCAAAAGTGCTCGAACTGCGCGAACTGGCACTGTGGTCAGAGGGAATGGTTTGGTGTTCGCCTGAGCGACACGGGGCGATGACTGGCATCATGAAATCGCAGATTGACTGGATACCGCTATCGGTCGGTTCTGTACGCCCGACGCAGGGAAAAACGCTTGCTATCATGGAAGTGTCGGGAGGATCGCAGTCGTTCAATGCGGTCAATCAGCTTCGCGTGTTGGGCCGCTGGATGCGCATGCTCACAATCCCGAACCAATCATCCGTGGCCAAGGCTTTCGCGGAGTTCGACCAAGACGGCCGGATGAAACCATCTCCGTACTATGAGCGCGTGGTCGACGTGATGGAAGAGCTGGTGAAATTCACACTGCTAACACGCGATTGCGCTGGCTACCTCGTCGACCGATACAGCGAACGGCGCGAAAGCGCTGAGTCGTTGTCCAAACGAGTCAATCTGCGCAGCATCTGAGGGGCGTTACTTCTCAGCGGGCCGACTAGGCCGACTGTCATTGCCTCTAACGCAAGACGGACAACGATCCGATTGCCAGGGCTCTCATCATCCCTCCAGGCCGCGCACTCCCACGCGTTGAAATAAATCTCTGACTGCTACGCCACATCGCATGGCGGTCCATGCCCACCAAGCTGCCGGCATACTGCCCAGCCACCACAAGCTAGGCAGCCTTCTTCGAAGTCTTCGATTTCGAGAGCGCAACTAGCACCCTCCGCGCCGCATCGCGCCCTTCCTCATCCGCGTTTTCGTAGTTATCAAGAAGTGCAGCCTGCTCGGGCGTAACTTCACGCATTGCTAGTTCTTGTGTCGCTGAATGTGAAGTCGGAGCCGTTAATCCCAGCATTTGTTTAGCCAAATAATCTGGTGCAATTAAACGGTCGCTACCAAGCAACAACATTTCACCATCGATGAAGCTTGTAGAAAGCTCGACGACCTCGCCGCTCGATTCCCAATGCCCAGCCAAAAACAAGCTGCTGCGTTGCCCCATTGCAGCATGACTCAGCCGGAACAGCCTTTCCTCCTGTACATCCCTGGAGACAAACTTCAATCGATACACGGCACCAACTGAATCAGGCACATTATCACCAAAGAAGTGATGCCAAAATCGATTTCTCAATGCTGTTCTATCGCGTTTCGGGACGGCTGAAATCAGGTCCACAAATTTACTTACACTTAAGTAATATTGGCTGGGGCTAAAAATATTTGAAAAGTTATTAAGCCTAGCGAGCAATGTTTCAGCCTGCTTATTTGAACTATCTTGATCTGGAACTAAAGCAAAATCGGCCCGGGCTTCCTGGCTTGATGTCCAGCTAATACCGAAAGATTCAGCTAAGTGAATAGCTTTCTGAAATTCAGGCTTATCAATATTTCGCTTTGCAACCCATGCGGACATTGAACCAGTAATGCTCTGCCATCCCCAATCTCGGTTGACTAGAATTTCATGATCCCCAGCATCACCGACAGCGGAAAACGAACTCGCAGAGCCAGAGCGTTTTTCAAACGTGTTCAGTCCGTGCGACTTGTCCCCCGCCTGGTTGTCGATGCGTACTCCCTTGAGCACATACATGAGATCTAGGGAGCACGCTGCTGCGGCCACGACGAGAAATTCCGTGCTCACCGTTGCAAGTCCTCGTTCCCAGTCCTGATATGTACGTGTTTTCGTACCTCCAAGCTGTGCCATCTGAGCCTGCGAAAGACCCAGGCGTTCACGCTCCTCCCTCAGGCGCGTAGCCAAAAAAACACGGATTTCCGTACTCATATCTTCCAATGCACGGAATTCCGTGCTACATTTTCGACCAACACTTAACAAACGACAACATCGTACATGACCACCACCGCATCTCCATTGGGGAAGGCCGTGCGCACGGCCGACGACATCGTCTACCTACGCTTGTCAGCTGCTGACAAGGCTGAGGCCAAAGAACTAGCTGCAGCCGAGAGTCGAACTGCCGCCAGTTTCATTCGCGCTATGTACTTGCGCGGCGTGGCCGATTACAAGAACAAATTGGCCATCCTCCGCCAAACGTCCTGATCGCTCCCTCTCTCTCCTTTGCCCGAAGGAATCCCCAGATGTACCCCGACCGCAAGCGAATCCGCGACAACCGTCTGACCGTCCGGTTTGACGACTACGAAGAGCAGCTCGTGCGTGCCCTCGCCGCTTACCTGGGCGAACAGCCCACGACGCTGATCCGCGAACTGGCCCTGCGCCAAGCCGAGGAACTGCTCGGCATTCAGCGCGAGCCTGCAGCGCCCGGCAGCGTGCCGCGCAAAACCGCGTAAAGCCAACAGCTCGCCAATCAGCGGCTCGACGCCAGCCACTCCACAGCCAAACGTCTGACGAAAAGATGACGCACCACGAAATCCCTGTATCCGACGCCGAACACGATGTGTTCGAACGGGTGCGCCGCGAGCAGGGCTTGAGCAGCGTTGCCGAGGCCGTCACGTGGCTGGTTAAAAGCCACCTGCGCAAGTCCACCGAACAAACCACCGGCCGCCGTCGCGGCCCACGTCTTGCTACTTCGAAAGGGCAACAGAAATGAGCGAGGGACATTACATGCGCCTCTCCATCCGTTGCCCGCACTGCGGCAGCAAGACGGTGGCCGAGGATCACAAGCACATCGACCGCACGGCCGACATGATCACCTTCCGCTGCAAGAACCACCTGTGCGGCCATGTGTTCAATGCCCGGCTCGAGGCCGTTCGCACGCTGGAGCAATCCCGCACACCCAGTCCCCTCGTATCCCTGCCGATCAGCCGCAACGTACGGCGCGCGGCTCACCAGCAGGGCATGCTGATGGACGAACTGACGGACCTCGACGAAGAGGCCGCGTATGAGGCCGATGTCTATCAGCCAATCGCCGATTGGCCCGTCTCCTCGCTTTTCGTAGGTCACATGGCCCCGGCCCAGGCTGTCGAGCGCACCCGCTATCGGTACATCTCCATCCGCTGCCCTCACTGCCAGGCCAACGCCCTGGCCATCGACAGCCGCGAGATGTCGCCCACCCTGCGCGAAGTCACCTACCGCTGCCGCAATTACCGCTGCCGGCACGGCTACGTCGCGCAGTTGGAGATCGTCGAAACCGTCAGCCTCTCCAGCATGCCGGCGCGTGACATTCGTCTGCCGCTGAGCCGCCACATCCTGACCAGCAGCGGGATGCTCATGCAATTGCATGAGCTGCTGATGGCCGCCCAGCCTGTCGCCGAGACCGTCGCGCAGGCCCCGCCCTCGTAGTCCCCGCGCCACTCGGCGCAAACCCCCAAGCCCCAAGAAAAACGCGCCTGAAAGCAGGCGTGTGGATTCGTTCACCCTTTTTTTGCCCTGGAGTCGCCATGTCTACCGCAATCCCCCTACTGCAGTCGCTCAGCCAATACGCGAGTTCGAAGGGGCACGAGTGCCTGTTTCTGACCCTTACCTGCCCTAACGGCTTTCACCGGTTCGTCCGTCGCGGCAATGCGGTCAATCCCGCTTACACAGGGGCGACCCCGAAACAAGCCCAACGTTGGCTTCTGGACGCATGGGCTCGTGTCCGCACCCAACTGCAGCGCTTGAAAGTCAGCGTGTACGGCCTCCGGCTGATCGAGCCTCACCTCGACGGATGCCCTCACTGGCACGTAGTCGTCTGGGTCCAAGACAAAAGTTCGGCAGATCGCGCCAAAGCGCACATCCAACAGGCGTGGCAGCGTCTGACGGCGAGCAAAAAATGCTGCTGGATTCAGTCGGTGTCTGGAGAAGTCGTTATCGGCTACGTCCGCCAGTTCGCCACGAAGGCGATTTCCCTCCCGCACCAAGCGTGGCGTTCGACCTGGGGTTTCAAGACCTATCAGGTCATCGGCAACTTTCCCCGGCAAAGCACTTGGCAAGAGGTCCGTGCTGCGCTGAGCAACAAGCCCGCTGCGTGACCGCATGCATCTCTCGCTTGTCCTCGACACGCCATCCGAACCCGAACCCGATCCGCCGCCGGTCCTCCACGGTCCACCGACGCCCTCGCACCTCATCAAGGATGGCCACCCCACCTCGCTTTATGTCCACACCTACCGTCCGAAACTCATCGACATGCGCCTCCGCTTCCGGGACGAACAGCTCCACGCCGTTGGGCTGCTCGGAGCTGCCAAGGAATGGAGCATGTTGCACACCAGTCACCGCCTCGCGCTGCTGCTGCTCGCAGGCATCGACGGTGAACTTGACGACCTCATGCACAAAGCGTGGCGAGAAATCCCCCATGCCGAGCGCATCGCCATCGCAAGCGCTGCGCGCACGCTCAAGCGCACCTTCGCGCCCATTCGCTGCCTGACGGCCTGACCAACAGCCCGACCGCCATGCGCACCCAACGTATCCGCCACGCCAAGCCGCATCCAGTGTTTTGGATGAAGCAGCGCAGCAGCCTGGACCTGGCCGCCCAGGTAGCCCAGACCGCGCGCGTGATGGATGCACGCCTGCGCCGCACCATCCCGCCACAGTGGGCTTCGGCCCTGGACGTGATCGTCCCGCCGCGTCCGAAGGCCAGCGTCGACCTACACACCTGGAACCTCGAACGCGTGGATGCCATGCGGAAATTCGAGCACATGCACGACGACGTGCTGCACTGGGCCGTAGGCGACAACACGGTGCGTGACCGTGCCCGGCGGTATGCCTTGGCCATGGATGATCTGATATCTGGTCACCCGTTCGCGCTGGGCAAGTACGAAAAGCTCGACATCGTCGTCCGCTACTGCGACCGGATCGGCGTCGATTGGCCAGAGGCAGGGACCATAGAAGGCATCGTCGCCAGGGCCTGCAAAGAACGCTGGTGGCGTCGTGCGCTGCGCAAGAAGGTCGCGCGCACCGTAGAACACGCCGGCATCAAACTCGGCGTCGTGCACCGTCTCTATGGCGGCTACGCCAGCGACGAAGCATGCCGCCGCCGGGCCGAGCAGCTCAAGCGAAACGCCGAGATGCTCAAGCGCAGCCGCCTGCGTAATGAGGCCGGTCAGGTCTACACGCTGGCAGACCTCTCCAAGGTATCCCCCAGCAACCGCGACATCCGGCGTGGCGAGCTGATGATGCGCATCCGTGGCTGTGAAGAGCACGCCGACGCACAGGAACACCACGGCGTGTTCCTCACGCTCACCTGCCCCAGCCGTTTCCATGCCGTGCTCTCCGGCGGCAAGAACCGCAAGGCCAAACCCGTCCGCAACCCGAAGTATCAGGGCGCATCGCCGCGTGAGGCCCAGTTGTGGCTGCGCGATATGTGGGCGAAGGCTCGGGCCAAGCTGCAGCGCCGCGAGATCAAGACCTACGGTTTCCGCGTCGCCGAGCCGCACCACGACGGTTGCCCGCATTGGCATGCCCTTCTGTGGTTTGAGTCCGCAGAGCAGGCCGCGCAGGCGGAAACCATCATCCGCGACTACTGGCTGAGCGATGACGGTGACGAGCCCGGCGCGCTGCGCAACCGCTGCGACTTCAAAGCCATGAAGTCCGGCGGCGCGGCTGGCTATGTGGCGAAGTACGTCGCCAAGAACATCGGCTCCGAGGATGGCGATGCGGGCCTAGGCGATCACATCGACAGCATCGACGGTTTCGAGCACGTCATGGACACCCGGGAATACAAGGGCTTCCAGCGCGTCGACGCCTGGGCCAGCACGTGGGGCATCAGGCAGTTCCAAGCCATCGGCCAGCCCAGCGTGACGGTGTGGCGTGAGATGCGGCGCGTCAGCCAGGACCAGATCGAGGACGCCCAGCTCCGGCTTGATTTCGGCGACGCGGCAGCAGTCAAGGCATGGCGGTCGTGCCACAAGATGGGCACGCTGCAGGCCAACTGGCGCGGCTACGTGCAAGCGCAGGGCGGCATGTGCCGCAAGCGTCGCGAATGGATGCTACGCCCGGCCGTCCGCGTCACCCCCGACGTGACCAACAGCTACGGCGAAGTCGCCGACCGCATGACCACCGTCGGCGTCGAAACAGCCGGTGGCCACTGGCTTGTCAGCCGTCGCCAAGCCTGGGTATCCCTGGCTTCCAGCGAAGGCGCAGCCGAGCAGTCCCAGGCCGAGCGCGCAGCGCTGGGCCGCCCTTGGACTCGTTTCAATAACTGTACGGCTCGCCTCACCGGCAACCGCCTCCGGGAGCTGCTGGACGCAGCCGGATCGCTGCGGCCGCTGGCCACAACGACCGAAATCGAGCCCCCGCCGGCACCGAAACCGGCTGCCAAGGCTCCGCAGGCCCCCCGCGAACCCCGGATCAACGTCATAGACGGCATCCGGACCACATTCCAGATGCCCGAGCGAGCCGCCGCGCTGCTCAAAACCGCACCACCGGCCCCCAAGCCGGGCAGCGACGTGGCCGCAATGGTCCGGCGCGCCAGTTCCCTTCGCGCTGCCTTCGCCATGGCCAGCGCCTAACCGACCCCAGCACTACCTGAGGAGCCATCACCATGCCACGCCCAGCAAAGACCACCACGCAGCCCACGCAGCACCGGCCGTTCGTGCCGCCCCTGGCCCACAAGGTCCACATTCCGCATCCCTACACCCCGGCCGCCTGCACCGACGTGCGCGACACGTTCGCCCGCGTGCAGGGCCTGCAGGCCCTGGCCCGGCGCACGCGCCGCGCCGCTGCACCGGCCGCTGGCCAGCCGGATCTTTTCGCGCCGGCCGCTGATGGCCAGGTGCTGCCGTTTCCCTCGCTCGAGTCGATGCTCAAAAGGAGATCCGCATGACCCGTCCGCGCCTCAACCGCCATGACCTCGCTGCCTTCGAAGCGCAGCAGGCCATCCGCCAGGACCGGGCCATGAGCCTGTCCGCACTCATCGCCGCCGCCATCACTGGCGGCATTGCAATCGCCCTGCTCACAGGACTGCTCTGACCATGACCAAGAACCCACCCAACCGTTTCATGCTGGACAGCGTCACCGCGCAAGAGCGCCACGCTCGCGCTGCCTTCGCCCCTGAGCGGGCAGCGCGCACTGCACGCCATGCCAGTGCACGCCGGCCCGAACCGCGCGACTGGCTAGGCCGCGACGACTACACCTGTCCCGAGCTGCAGCCAACGAACAACCGCCTTGGCGCGTTCGACAACCTCGCCTACCCCAGCCTAATCGGTGAACGCCGTGTACTGCCCCGGCAGCTCGACGCGCACCGCCACGTCATCAACCCCGCGCTGCTGCCGAAGGAATGATCGTCATGAACTCAAACGTCGAACGCCGGCACATCAAGCCCCAGCGCATCTACATCATTGGAGCCATGGCCGGTCTGCCCGACCTCAATTTCCCAGCCTTTCATGCAGAAGCCGCACAGCTCCGCAGCGTAGGCCACATAGTCGTCAACCCCGCTGAAAACAACCCGAATAAGGACGCGGCGTGGCACGCGTGCATGCGAGAAGGCATCTTGCGCGAAGGCGTCAAGCAATTGATTACCTGCGAGCGCGCCCACCTTCTGCCTGGCTGGACCGGCAGCCAAGGGGCCAAAGTCGAATACTCGCTCGCCAAGGGGCTCGGACTCATGATCACATTGGCAGAGGGCGCCGAGTCTGCGCGGCCGGAGTCGGATGTAGCGTTTCTTCAGTTCGGCGGCCGCCGCACCGGGATGGCCTACGCAGCGCGCACGGGCGCCCTGGCCATGCTCGAAACCGCGATTGATCGCTGCCAGGAAATCGCTGATGGGCAAGAGACGCTGAGGGTCAAAAAGCTCGATGCGGACGGAAATTCCACTGAGGAGTCCGTGTGTCACGGAAATAAATGGCTGGGTGCAACGCACTGCGTCGAGGCACTGCGCGTGCTACAGAAAGGGATCGTATGACTGAGAACACTACACAATCGACCGAGATCGACCGCGTGCTCTACCGCCGCGATCTATCCGAGGAGCTTCGCGTCGGCAGCGAGTGCATCCGCCGCTGGATGCGCGCCGGCAAGCTCCCGCCGCCGGACGTTTATGTCAGCCGCAAAACCATCGGCTGGCGTCTCTCAACCCTTCGAGCGGCTGGGATCAATCTCGTCTAACCAATCTCCGAAATCCTGCAGCATCGCGCGTCGCTGCGGCAGGTACTCAGCCTGGTTGTATGCAGCCCGAGTTTTGTCATCGGGCGCATGCGCGAGCTGTCGCTCGATGGCGTCGGGCGGATACCCGCGTTCATTCGCCCAGGTCGACGCTACGGATCTCCAACCGTGGCCCGTCATTTGCCCTTTGAACCCGATGCGATAAATCAAATACAGCACCGCGTTCTCACTCATCGGTCGGCTGAGGCTGTTCTCGCCGGGGAACACAAAGCGGCTCTTTCTTCCCTTCGCCTTCATCTTCTCGAGCACCTGCAGGGCCTGTCGCGACAGCGGCACGATGTGCTCTCGTGCTCGCTTCATCTTGCCAGCCGGAATGCGCCAGGTATCGCCGTGGATCTCGGTCCACTCCATCAAACGCAGCTCGTTTGTGCGCACCCACGTGTAAGCCAGCAAGCGGCACGCCAAAACAGACTGCAGTTCCTGCTCCATCGAGAGCCGCATCAGCAGATCCGGCACCTGATGCTCGTTTAGCGAAGCATGAGATTTACGGCGCGTCTTCCCAAACGCCTTTTCCGGCCGAATCAAGGCCGCTGGATTCTGCTCGGCATGCCCATGTTCGACTGCCCAGTCAAACACCTGCGACACCCACATGCGCATCTTGCGCACATAGGCATGCTTCCCCGCGAGGTCCATCTCGGTTAGTGCGGCAAGCAACGTCGCGCGATCAATCTTCGCCATGGAGATTTTTCCGAGCGCAGGCCCGAGGTGCAGCTCGATGCCGCGAAGCGCATCGTTGCGATATCCAGGCGTCACATCCTGCCGGCCGTTCCAGAACGCCTCTGAGGCTTGCATGAGGGTCACGCTCACCTTGGGCGATTTCGGTCGCTTGGGGTTCTCACCGTCGAGCAACTTGCGCCGCAGTACATCACGACGCTCGCGAGCCTCTGCAAGCGTCAGCAGTGGATAGGGGCCGAGCGTTTCGGTCTGCTGCTTGCCGTCAAGCCGGTAGGCGACGCGCCATGTCTTCGAACCCGCAGGAGCAACGTAGAGGTAGAGGCCGTGGCCATCGAACAGCTTCTGCGGCTTCTCCGCAGGCTTGGCGAGGCGGCATTTATGGTCAGAAAGGACGTTTGTAGGCAA